CGAGCGCGCGCATGGGTTCGCGTGTGCGCGCGCGTATGGTGATAATGCATTTCCTTGGGAACATGGGAACAGCTTTAATAAGTGCATGAAATCGCGCTAAAAAGCTGTTCCCAAAGCCTCAAAAGCTTGGGTACAGAATTGGGAACATGGGAACAGGCAAGCGGCCCGTCGACGGCCCGGCCCGCTTCGTGATAGCCTCGGCGCGCTCGTCGCGACGGCGACGAATAATCTAGGGGGGTTTAATGGCCGATCATCCTTCGCCGGTCGCCGCCGAGCTGAATGAGGCGCGCGATCTCTGCCTGATCAGCGATCCGGAGCAGCTCGAATTGATCCGCGACGCCACGCCTGGGCGCGACGCTGGAACCGCCGTCGCCGTCGAGCGCCGTCGCGGTCGCGGGCGGCCTCCGGGCGCGCTGAACAAGCGCAACGCCAAGTTCCGCGATCAGCTCCTATCGCTCGCGCCGCATCCGGCGCTTGCCCTGGCTCGGGCCTATTCGACGCCGGTCGAGACGCTCGCAGCGCAGCTCGGCTGTTCGCTCCTCGAAGCCGCGCAGCTCGGGATCAGGGCCGCCGCCGAGCTGCTGCCCTACGTCGAGAGCAAGCAGCCGGTCGACGTCAATCTGCAGCGCCGCAACGACGTGGTTTTGATCATGCCGGGCGCTGGCGTCTCGCCGGAGCAGCTCGACAGGATCGCCGGTGAGGCGAGCGAGGGCATGACGGAGGGGATCGATTGGGAAGCGAGCGAGATCATCGACGTGCTTCCGTCTCTTTCGGGTACACCTTCGCAAGACGTCTCGCAGTCGGAGCCGGATCAGAGCGGCGACTAGCGCCGGATCGGCCGCTCGGCGGCAAGTCTTAGACCTATTCGAGACGGCCAGCGCCGGAGGGTTGCCGTTCGAGGCGGGGCACCCCCCCCCAACGCCACGCGCGCGGACCCGGCCCCCCTAGCGCTCGATACGCGACACATTTCGGAGCCGAAATGCGGCCCCGTAAAACTGTCTGCCGATCGGCGACGGCGGAAAGTTGGGGACGGTGAACGGGGCACGGGGCAGGGGGATTGACAAACCCCGTCAGCGCGCGGGAAACAAAGCGTCTCACCTGGGCCGACGGGCACGGGTAATCAGTGGGGGGGATCCGTCAAGGTGGATCGCGACGATGCGCGCTTTGTTGCTGACGCGCTGGATAGCCGAATCTCCGGTGATCGAGAAGCTCTCGATCAACTGGCGGCATCGTCGTTTGTTCGGCTAGGCGCTTCGGCGGCTAGGCTCTCTAGCCTAGCCGCCGATTGGGCGCCGGCTTTGCTCGCTGCGAGCGAGCTCAAAACGATCGCCATGTACGGAGCGAAGGCCGCCGACGGTCCCGCGCCTCCCGATCTGCAGATTTTTGTGGATAAGTTGCGCGAGCTGGCGGCCGAACCGCCGCAACAGCCGCGCAATCACCACGAACGACGGCGCGACTCGAAGATCCACCTTCCGAGGAGAGCGCGCGTCGCCGGCAGACTGCCGGCGAGGGTGCATTGAGCGGCAACGTCGTTTCCATCAGCGGCGGCCCGGCGATCGCCGCGGATCAGCTCCGGCTCTTTATCGAGCGCGCCGAGCGTCTCCACGAAGAAGTGGCGGCGCTTAACGAAGATCTCAAAGGGGTTTTCGCCGAGGCGAAGGCCAACGGGTACGATCCCAAGGCGATGAAGGCGTGCATCAAGCTACGCCGGCTCGAGCCTCACCAGCGGCAAGAATGGGACGCGCTACTCGAGACGTACCGAAAGGCGCTCGGCCTTGGCTGATCGGCGCCGCAAAGAGGTTCAGCCCTACGAAATGACGCCGGCGCGTCGGGCGGCGCTCGAGCGCGCGCAACGCGGCGCAGCCGATCGTTCAGGCTACGAGATCCTCGCTCAAATGGATCCCGAGCACGGGCTTTGGACGTGGGCGAGCTCGCCGCATCTGCTGTGGCTCGAAGCGCAGCTCCGGCACGTCTGTTGGCTTCCTCCGGAGCTCGGGCCTTCGCCGGCGCCGGCGCGCGCACGCGAGACGCGCACGTGAGAGGCGCGGAGCTCGCGATCGCCGGCGTCGCGCTGATCATGGGCGCGAGGCTCGCCAGCTACGGGATCACGGCCGCCTGGCCGTGGCGGCACAGGTGAGCGAGCGTGAAAAGCTGCTGGATCTCTTTTGCTCCGCGCTCGAGCGCGGTTTCTCGATCACGGCGAGCGCAGCGCGTCTCGGCCGATCGGCGTCGTGGGGATCCTTGGCGATGAAGGAGATCTGCGACAGGCTCGGCCCGCAAGCGACGGAGCTCGATCTCGGGTGGCGGCCATGAGTTACGGGCCGGCAGGGCCGATCGGCGCCGAGGAGTTCCGAACCCGCGAAGAAGAGGACTTTGCGTGGCGCCGCGAATGGGAGCGCCGCCACACGGCGCTCGAGCGCGCGATCGCCGCCGCGCCGTCGCGGCAAGCGCGGCGACGGCTGCAGCAAAAGGGGCTCCCGTCGTGAGCTGGCTGATCAATTCGATTTGGTGCGCGCTGTTTCATGGCCGCTACACGTCGCAGCGCTCGGCCGCGGGCGATTGGTGCTCGATGTATTGCTCGAAGTGCGCCGTGAGTTGGCCGGAGCCGCGATCATGAGCTCGATCGGCCGCAAAGCGGAGTACGTCCGCGATCGGATCCGGACGCCGGCGCGCGGGCACCATTGCCATTGGCCGGGTTGCGAGCGGAAGGTTCCGCCGGCGCTGTGGGGCTGCAGGGAGCATTGGTACAAGCTGCCGCTCGCCCTCCGTAACAAGATTTGGGCGACGTTCCGGCCCGGTCAGGAGCAGAGCAAGACGCCGAGCCGGGCCTATGTCGAAGCGGCGCGCGAGGTTCGCGAGTGGATCGAGCGCAACGAAGGCGTGGGGCGGCTCGCATGAACGCGATCGCGCAGCTCATGAAGCCGACGGGTCCGGTCGGCGAGCGCTTCCTCAACGACAAGAAGCTGATCACGGGCATTATGGGTCCGGTCGGCTCGGCCAAAACGACGAAATGCGTCGCGAAAATGGTCAAGTCGGCGCTGTGGCAAGAGCCCGGTCCCGACGGGGTTTACCGCGCCAAGTGGGGCGTCGTTCGCGACACCTATCCGCAGCTCAAAAAGACGGTCCTAGCGACGTGGTTCCGCTGGTTCCCAAAGCAGCTCGGCGAGTGGAACGGCGAAGCGCCGTTCGAGCACACGCTCACCTTCCTCGTGATCGAGGGCGGCAAGCGGAAATATGTCGAGCTGACCGTCATTTTCGCGGCGATCGGCGAGAACAAAGCCGAGGACGTCATGCGTGGGTGGGAAGTCACCGGCATTTGGCTGAATGAGGGCGATCTCGTCGCTTACGAAGTGTTCGCCTACGCCATGACGCGCGTCGGCCGCTTTCCCGGCGCCTCGCAGGGCGGTTGCCACTGGCGCGGCCTGATCCTCGATATGAACGCGCCGGATATCGAGAATTGGACTTACGGCGTTTTCGTCGAGAAGGATCTCGGGCTCGACAAGGAGCTCGAGGAGGAGCTCCGGCGCGAGCTCGGCGAGCTGTTCGGCGTCGGGTTTCACGTGCAACCGGGCGGACGATCGAAGGATCCGCCGCCCGAGAACATCGAAAATCTGCCGAAAGGCTATTACGCGCAGCAAGTTTTCGCACTCGCCAAGCAGCCGTGGCTTGTCCGCCGCATGGTCGACAACGAGTTCGGGCCGACGCGCCACGGGCAAGTCGTGTTCACCGAGTATAACGATGAAGTTCATTGCGCGAAGGCAACGCTCGAGCCGATCCGCGACGTCGCCTTGAAGATCTCGGCCGACGCCGGAATGACGCCGGCGGCGGTGATCCGCCAGCGCGACCACCGCGGCCAGATCCGTTGCCTGGGCGAAGTGGTCAACCTTGCCGAAAGCGAGCATGACGCGCTCGAGCAGCTCGGCGCGACCGCGTTCGGCCGCCGCGTCGGCCGCTACGTCAAGGATGAGTTTCCCGGCGTGCCGGTTCACCCGATCGTGCGCGTCGATCCCGCCGCCGGCGCCGGCGAGGGCGCCAGCAGCGCGGATCCGTCGTGGCGGCAAAACTTTCAGAAGGGGCTCCGCGAGGAGCTCGGCGACGAGATCCGGGTAAAGAAGTCGCAATGCAAGAACAACAGCCTCGATAAGCGCCTACAGGCCGTCAGAACGCCGATGCTGACGCTCGTCGAAGGCGGCGATCCCGGTTTCATCATCTGTCCGACGCGCTGCAAGGTGCTCCGGAAGGGCTTCAAAGGCATGTACGTGATCCAGCGCTCAAACCTCGCTGGCGGCATGTCGCGCTTCTCGGATCAGCCGGCGAAAACGATGTGGTCGCACGTGCAGGACGCGCTCCAATATGGCTGCGTCGACGAGCAGTACGGCGGGAACGACGACGATCTCGACGGAACGACGCACCCAGGCATGAAGCGCCGCGATCGCGCGGGCCGGCGCGAGGTCAAGGTCGAACGCGATTACAACGTGTTTAGCGGGAGGTAGCGATGAAGGCACTCGGCGGCGTGATCGGAGCACCATTGAAGGCGATCGGGCTCATCCCGAAGCTGCCCAAGCCGCCGGCGCCGACGCCGGCGGTCACTCGAGACGACGCGCGCGACGCGGCGCTCCGGCAGGATCAGCTTTTCGGGCGCCGGGGCGGCGCCGCGGATCAAATGACAGGCGCAAGCGGAGCCGAGGCGGGCGCCACGTCA